CTCTCGACTTTCATACAAGGGTACCAACAGGTGACTATGGTGTATACACATTCTCAATAGAGCCAGAGCAGACTGATCCAGCAGGGTCCCTGAATATAGGTCTGATTCTGCACCAACAATTCAAAGTGACTGGTCCACAGCTACCATTTAGAATTTATGCTGTTACTTATAATATAGTACGAATCGAGAATGGATCTGCAAGAATCTTATTTAACAACTTGCAGTAATTTGATGTTGCCCGTACTGGAGATGGCTGTTGTTGTGGCTGCAAAGTATTGCAAGGCGACTGGGCGTACATGCATCACATCCAAAGATATGGACTATGGATTGAAGTTTAGTGCACGCAAAGTTCTTGGTAATCAGACAGAGTCATTGTTCCCCGACTTGTACGATGAAGACGAAGACTCGGACTCGGAGGACGAAGAGGCAGAGGCTGACGACGAGTCATTTGTGAGGTACACTGGAACGGATCATACACTGTGCATAATAAATGAAATGTATGATACGTGGGATGAGTGGGCGCCAGATAGCCCGCTCGGAATATATCTCAAAAATGCAATAGATGCACAAGCCTCGAAAGATGTTTCCATTTGTGATGGAGAGTGACAGTGACGAGGATGAGATTGATAAGAAGAAGGTGAAGTACTCTAAGATTTTGGAGGAGGAGGATGACTTTTGGCCAGAGGAAAATTTTCCTTGCCCAAAGTAAATGTCCGGTGTTGGCAGAGAGGTTCTTCAGGAGGTGAAATCTACTTCAATGAATGCGGTCGTGGCTGGTTTCGCATTTGCGGCCGCCATATCTTGGCTGGATGTTGTGAGATGGATCGTGACCACCGTCATCGATCTTCCAAAGACATCAGGCGGTTACTATGCTCTGAGCGCTCTGCTCACCACACTGCTGGCTGTGCTCGTCTACATGATCTTCTCCAAGCTGGTAAAGGGCGTACAGAAGCCCCAGCAGCCAATCTACGCGGTTACAGCCGGTGCTACTGGCCTGTAAATTACCTTTTCTTGGGGACAAAAATTATAAAGAGCAACGCAATTATGCCAAGACCTATTATGAGTAGCTTATTGGGTATCTGAACGCCTGGTTTCATAGGGACTGGTCTTTTGACTGGTTCTGGCAAGGGCTCTCTTGAATACTCTGCATGCTCATTGGTCACGGTAAGTTCAAGTAAAATACTCACATTCGAGGTGCCTATATTCACTGGTATCCCTGTAAAGTCTATAATCTTTACAGTGATGCGAGAGAGCTTCTCAATTGGATTTTCATACGTGACTTCCATCTGATAGTTGGCGTTTGTGCTATAGTACCCTGCATCATTGGGAACGGCACACAAGCAGTGGTTCATGGTCCGACCACTTGGGGTGTCAGAGAGGATACTCTTTCCATTTTCTATAGAGGTTGTGCTTGTGAGCTCTGGAGCATCTTTCACCTGATCCGTCTTTAGTTCTGGGATGTCTATGAATAGGTAGTTCTCTGATGATGGTCCCTGAGGTAACTTTGCTGAGAGTATTCTGGCACTCGTGATCATCTTCACCGGTTCATGAAGAGTCACCACGAATGTGTTTGAGAATGGGTACTTGACCTCATCTCTGTTTCTCGAGTCTATGTGGACATAGACCATCCTATTCTAGTCTTACAGAATCTTCTTCGGTCTTGCAGAATATACAGTTGCAATCTTTTTAACAGAATTAGGGAAAAATTTCAAATCTTCTTTAATCTGCAAAGTTATCAATTTCTTGCGATTTTCTGATTGTGTCTTATTTCGTAAATTCGTGAGATATTCAACCCACTGTCGGGTATATTTTTCATATAATGCAATAAGCTTCTTGTCCCAATTTTTATCGTTTTCCCAGTCGACTAAGAAAGATATATCACGATCAGAGTCTATTATTACATGCTTTCGGTTTACGATTACTCCTGCTACTGCGTGAGTATTACCTTTTCCAAAATTGATTGATATTCCACACCCCTGTATAGTCCAACTTTTTTTGTCAACCTTCTCACCTGGTGAGAAAATGTCAACAATGGCAGGAGTTATTTTATACGTATTAAGCAGTCTTCTAAACCCCAGAGCCCATTGTTGATCACTAGCACCAGAGCTTATTGTATTTCTTCCTAGTATATTGGAATACTGTGAGTTTAGAAAAGTACGAAGTTTGTTTTCGGTAACTTTGTGTTCACGAATAAGACTGTGTATTTCCTTGTATATATTGAATTGACCACATACCATCTTAGGAGCATCTTTCGCAAATTCTTCAGTAATTTTCATAAAGGTTTTTATAAAGTCAGAATACTCGATTATATGGAAATACGAGTAGAGCCAGCACGTATCACCGATTTGTTTGAACATGTCTAATATTGTCTACGAACAATATTTAAGCTTCTCCAGATTTCTAGCCTGACTACAGACACGAATCATAAAGGAGTTGTCTTCGAGACCATTGAAATTGACAAGATTACCGTCTCTGTCCAACCACCGTATGGTGAGTCTGCTCAGTGAAGACACGGGATGCTTGAATCTGATGGGCAGCTTGAAGTCGCTCTCTTTGAAAGTTTTGAAAGATCCAAATGCAGTATCAAGTGGTACTACACCAAAGCAGTGGTTCATCAGGAATGTAGAGTACGGTGTAGACCTGGTATCGTGAATATACGGTGATTTCAACTCATCTATATCGAGGAAAATGTAACTTTGCTGAATGGGATCGGACACCTGTGGGCTCTTTACAAACTTGGTTCCAGCAGGGTATGATGACCAATTTTTATAGACTGGATCAGCAGACATGAGTGTGGCTGCAGTTGGGCTCTGAATACCATCAAACCCCAGAATGCTCTGAGCCTGAGTAGTGAGTACATTTATACTGGTGAGATTTGGGCTACTGAATAGGAATTTTCCTTCGTATGCTATAAACTCTGTGACCCATGGGTTTGCAGTAGGGGTCACAGCTGTAAGGACAGTCTGAAGATCAGACGAGGTATAGTATCCAGGAGGAACTGTTACATTTGCTGTACCCACAGTTGTAACAACAGTCATTACATTGGTACCCGGTGCATGTGTAAGATTATACAGAGTATTGGGAACCCGAGCAGACATGAGAGCCACCTCAGTTATATCCTTGATGGGTTCGATGAGATCCATCACATATGAATTGGAATTTGGATAGACAGTCAAGTCCCTATTATCTGACGTGACGTAAATATATCTCGTATCCATCTCTATTCAGTGCATTTATTTTTCGAGCAGACTCCCACCAATACCACCACTAATCTGGTAATTTCTCATCTGGGCCTTCACCTGCTCCTGATCCCCGCAGATACCACCGACATGCTCAGTCGAGTAGTAGGCTGCCTTCTGACCGGGCCCGGCTGTACACTCCAGGCTCACTGGCAGGTTGAAGATGGACTGGACTTCATCAGGTGAAGAAGTCTCGAGCTCAGCATACCCAGAGGGTTTACGCATAGACACAAAGTACAGGAGAGCAAACAGGATACCAAATATCAGCACAGCAGTCCAAGTCTTGTTAGCCATTTATTAGGATGTTACATTTTTTTGCGTTAAAGATTAGCCCTTTTTAAACTTAAAGGCTATTAGGAATGTCTGCTGAGATTATACTTGACAGGGGCCATGGCACCACTGTAGAGCTCGACGATTTCGAAAAGGCACTCATGAACGAGGTTGAGCTTACGCCTTCACGACCTGCACCGGCTCCACGCAAAAAGCCAATGGTCCCCACCTTCAAGCGGCAGGCCCCAGCGCCTATGCGCGACGACATCGATGTAGACGCATTTGCAAACCCCAACAAGTCACGCGGTCCATCCTATCCAATGGGTCAGCCTGATGAGGACCAGTTTGGTGACGAAGAGTTTCCGATGGATGAGGGTGACGAAGAGCAATTTCAGCACCAGGGTGGTCAGCCACAGGTGCCTTCGGCTGGATTTGCAACCATAGAGGATGAAAAGGCGGCTCTTCTGACAAAGATTGAGCGACTCAAGAAGAAGGGTGTCGCATCAGTCGCACGCCTTACTGGCTACTCTGATATCGAGGAGATTCGGACAGAGTTCAAGCGGATGATGTACTCTATTGAGGTGGAGCAGTCTACAAAGTTTGCTCGTCGCATGCTGGTTGCTTGCTGTACCGGTATTGAGTTTATGAATAAGAGATTCGATCCATTCGATGTACAGCTGGATGGTTGGTCTGAGACTATCATGGAGAATCTCGATGATTACGATGATGTATTCGAGGAGCTACACAACAAGTACAAGACAAAGGTGCAGATGGCGCCTGAGCTCAAGCTTGTGATGATGGTTGGTGGATCTGCAATGATGTTCCACCTGACGAACTCCATGTTCAAGTCTGCATTCCCGAGCATGAATCAGGTGGTGAAGCAGAACCCTGATCTTGTGAAGAATATGGTTGAGGCTATTTCAAAGACAGCCCCACAGCTCTCTACAGACGGACGTCAGGAAATGAGGGGTCCTGGAATTGATCTGAGCGCTCTTCTTGGAGGATTCATGGGACCGCCACCACCAATGAGTTCTCAGGCTCGACCAGAGCCAACTCGTACACAGATTCCAATTGTAGACGAGTCAAATGACGGATCAATG